ACAGTAGCAGGAGTGAGCAAAGTAGGCAGCTACACAGGCACAGGTTCTGACATAAATGTTGATTGTGGATTCACGTCTGGTGCTAGATTTATTCTTATCAAGCGTACAGACTCTACTGGCGACTGGTATACCTACGACAGCGAGAGAGGCATTGTTGCAGGTAACGACCCGTATGTATTAATAAACTCACAATCTGGTGAGGTAACGTCTACGGACTACATAGACCCTCTATCAAGTGGATTTACAGTAACAAGCTCCGCTCCAGCAGCTTTAAATGCTAGTGGCGGCACTTACATTTTCTTAGCAATAGCATAGGTGCAATATGGAATTTAGAGTACGTTCAAGCGGTGAGCTAAAAACTCAAGGCGAAATCCGCAAACTCAATCCGAATGTTTCTTTGCCAAAAGTGTGGAATAGCAACGTCTATGAAGCATTAGGCATTGACCCAGTATTAGAAACACCCAAACCAGACACTACTGGTGATTACAAAGTGGTTGTCCGTGACGGTGCAGAACAGGACGCTAAAGATAACTGGGTGCAGAAGTGGGTAGAACAGGATATGTTTTCCGACACCACGGAAGACGGCGTTACTACCACAAAGGCAGAGCATGAGGCTTCGTATCAGACTAGACTAGATGCTGATAAGTCTGAATCAGTGCGGTCTGAACGCGACCAGAAGCTAAAGGACACAGATTGGATGGGATTGTCTGATGTTACTATGTCAACTGATTGGGCAACCTACCGACAGGCATTACGGGACATCCCTTCACAGGAAGGTTTTCCTAACACAATTACTTGGCCTAATGAGCCTTCTTAAAAATGAAAGTATTTGCTCTTGTAATAATTATAGGTGGGTTACCAGAAGTAATACCTATGGCTTTTGTTGAGCTAAGCAGGTGCAGCCACTTTGCTAATAAGTTGAATATGCACAGTGGCAGATTAGAAGGCGACCTAACTTATTGTAAGCCTGTTTTTAAAGAAACTCTAAATGAAGATGTAAGAGTATTCTAGTGGAAAATAGAATTGAAAGGATTGAAAGCAAGATAGATGACTTGCAGGAAGCAATTGTATCTCTTGCCAGGGTTGAGGAAAGGATTACTACAATCTTTAGCCGACAGACCAAGATAGAAGAGCAAGTTAACTCAATGGACGAAAAGCTATCAAAGATTCATCCGTCAGTTGCTTTTGCTGAAAGGTTATTTTGGATTGCAGTTGTAGCTTATTTTTCTTTTGGGGACATGATATGAGTTACTTTGTAGACCAAACTCTACTTATGGAACCTGTAGATAAAGGCTGGAGATTATTGTCTTCTTTTAGGTATCACAGCGATACATTAAACCAAACTATTACTGTTCCTCACGGATTCTTTACAGACCTAGCTAGTGTGCCAATGCTAATGAGATGGCTTGTCCCAGTGGCAAATGCCAAGAACCGTAAGGCTGCAATAGTACACGACTACTTATGCTGTGAGGCGGTACAAAATATGTACGGCATTGACCAGAGAATGGCAGATAAGATATTTAGAGAAGCATTAGCAGTTTGTAATGTACATCCTGTAGGCCAGTGGGTTATGTGGACTCCAGTAAGAACCTATCAGTGGGTAAAGGGGTTATTCAAATGATAAGAGTTTTGTTTGGTTTAGTTATTCTTTTTACGTTTGTGGGCTGTAGTTCTTTTAATGCTGCACAAATAGGTGAGAAGGCTAGAGAAGCTGAAGAGGCTTTATGTCCTCTACAAACAGCTAGAAACATTGACGCTACTATAGACAATCTTTTTTCTTTAGTTCCAATTATTGCATGGAACCCAGTTTGCCAGGAAGAGTGATGGAAGTTATAGAGTTTCCTATAAACAAGATGGACTCTATTGCCGAGCAAGCAGACGCAGAGCTTTATGAGTGGTGCTTAGAAAAGATAGAGCAAGGGTTAGACCCTGTATATCTTTCAGGAGTTCTCCAGTACAACTCTGCGTATCTGTTATCAAGTATGATTGAGGAAGAGTAATGGGTTCATTTACCAGACTAAGAGGAACTTCATACCTATACAATCCAAGTACAGGTATGTTTAGTCAGGTTTCAGACCTGCCTTCATTTGTTGATGACTCTGCCCCCGCAATTAATATTACTGGAAGTTTTGGTGGCGGTACTGACACTCAAGCCTTTTATGATGCTCTTGCAAAAGATTATGAAGAGCAACTTGCCACGCAAGAAGTAGAAGATTTATTTACCAACCAACTAGCCTATCAACCCCCTGACGACTTTGTTGGCCCTCCTGAGCCTGAAGATGATGGAATAGCAATGGTGGACTTGGTTCCAGAGGTAGAGGGCGTTGTAACAGATGACCCTAATCAAATCTGGAAAGATACAGATAAAGATGAGCTAGATTTAAAAGGATTTATAGATTTAGCGTTTGATGTATTTGGTGCTTACAACAAAGATGCAATTACTAATGTTGTAGACCTAGTTAATCAAAGAGGTATATCTGTCGGTGAGGTAGCACAGGCTACGGGCAATAGTGTTGAGTCTATCAATCAGGCTGCAACTGAATCTGGTACTGCAATTGAAAATCAGGGTACGGGTGAAATAACAGTAAAAGACGAAGGCCCAGCTATTGGCCCACAGCCTTCTGTTACTGTTGATGAAGGCCCAGCTATTGGCCCACAACTACCCACAGGTACGGGAAATGACACCGTAGTGGGCGGTAATGGAGATGACACCGTAGTTGTTTCAGATGTATTCCCAGAAGGAGATACGGTTATATCTGACCAGACTGAACAGCCTACGATTATAACTGGGCCAAGAGGTGAGAAAGGCGACCCAGGAAAGACAGGGTTAATTATGGCTCTATCCCAACAAGCTCCAATTACCGAACAAATGTTTTCAAGAGAATTATTTGAGCCGCAGCTTAGAGAGTTAGCTAATGTTCCTAAAGCATTGGGAATGATTCAAGCAATAGGAAGACGATTCGTATGACATATTTAGACTTGATTAATAACGTCCTCCGCAGATTACGAGAGGACACAGTAGATACAGCTAATGCTACTGACTACTCTCATCTTATAGGTGACTTGGTTAATGACGCTAAAAAGATTGTAGAGAACTCTTTTGACTGGACTGCTCTTAGAGATTCTATAACTGTTAATACTGTAAGTGGGACGGATACCTATTCGCTTACAGGTAGTGGTGACTTGGCTG